TCATGTTCCTCGTCAGTAAAATCAAGAAACCCTTTTGGCAGCATGATACCCGCATTGTCTTTCCAGTTGCCGTAAGTCATCCATTTGCCTGCGTCGTATTCCTTCTTTATTTCACAAAGCGCATTTATGTCTAAGTAGTCATCCATTCCGAGCAATAATATAACGTCCTCGGGGTCTTGTGAATATTTCTTGATAGCATCCCATCTTCTTTTGGCTGCGCCCTGATTGTCCGAATGTAATTCTAAAGTAAATCGGGGATCGGCAACCTTTTTAGACAGAAACATTTTTGTTCTATCGTCAGAACCGTCGTCGATAAATATCGCTCTCAGGTGTTTGTATCTTTGAAATTGTACGGATTGAATTAAAGTATGAATGTACATTTGGCAATTAACACCAGACGAAACAATTAGGAAATTCATCAGAAGAGGATTGAGAAAATAAATATCCAGAAACAAACACAAGTCAAGAACATAAATCCCCATACCAGCCTGAACGCTATCCTAAAGCGTTTGTCTTGACTGTTTGAAAAACGATTACTAAGGTCTATGTTATGTAATACATTCATCGGGGCAGTCATCTGTTATTTTATAGACTACTAAGGACAGATTCAATTCGCACCCTGCTAACTTATCGGCAAACAGGCTTTTCTCCATTCCTTTATTCGATATGTAAACACCAAATTTGGCATAGTTGATAACATCGTATTCCCAATCAATAAGATTAAAACGCCCCGGCATCAACCGAAGGTACTCGATAAAATTCTCCATCAACCTTCGCATAGGTTCTATGGCATTATGGTAGGCATCGTCTACGAGCCATTGTTCGTGATTTGCTTGAGTAAGAAAGAAGAGCCGGAAGTTTATTTGTCTCTCTCGGGTGTCTTCCGAATCATCAAAAAACCTGTCTGTGAAATTTTCAAGGAACCATATCATCGGAGTTTTGTTTGAAGCATTTGACTCCTGTACCAATTGGACATTTGTTTCTATTGGTGTGCCGTGAAAGAAAAAAGGCGGATAAAGAAAGAACGACAAAACGACTATTGCTGCCGATCCTCTTACAATTATTGTATCCGGAGCCAGCACGTCAACTATTGTATAAGTATTTCCATCAATCGTTAATTTGAATCCGGGCTGTGCATAAAATACATCGCAAACCGTAAGTGTATGTACTTCGCCTGAAGTGCTTATTGAAACAATTTGCACAACAAAAGACATACTGGATACTACTTCGCCGATAACATCAATAGAAGATTGTTTGTAAATCATTTTTTATAGCTACTTTTCTCGCCGTATAAATTAAACCCATATTTATCGCACATTATATGAAGGTGTTTATAGTAAGTATTTGATGTGCTGCCAAAAAAAGAATACCCTATCTCGCACATTATTTTGTGATACCACCACATAAATGGTTTACTTCCTGATTTTACCTTTCTCCATATCATTATAGGAAGGATGAATACTTTGGAGTAAATTCTTTCCCGTTATAATCCACATAATCTGTCGGAGCAAACGAAGTGCAATACCATTGTATTGCGGAAATAGATGTTAATGCTTCATTCCATTTCTGCTCTGCAAATCTTGCAGCGTTCTCCGGAGAATTATTATTCGCAACTTCAGACTGATTAATCGTCACGCCGGATTGAGAGTGTTTTGTTTGTGTATCGAAAACAAATTCAGAATAGATCAAAGAAATCAAGACATCCTTTAGTCCTTTGCTTTCTCGAATGGAGTTCCATGAATTGGATTCCCATACCCAGCCAGACGAATTAGTGTCGTCTAACATAAACGCATCTTCAATTGCTGCGTATATTGGGTCTTGGGTAGGCTGAGATTTATCGTCTATGTAAAGCTGTCCGAGCGTAGCCCCTAAAATAAGCTTAATGAATCTTTCCTCGAAACGTGTAATGTATGCTTGAAGTATTCCGTCATTCTGTACGGATCGAGCCAGAACATGAAATCCAGCAAAGTCAGAGAGTTGAACTAAAATCATTTTGTAAATATAAGGATTTTATTTGTTCCATTTGTCGGGGAAATTCTTGGTCAAAAATTATTGGATATGCGGGAACGAAATTAAAATCGAATGTTTCCATCTTCGTCAATCCTACATCTGTTTTTATATCTACCGCTATCCCGCAGTCCTTCATGAGTAACTGTCTTTCTTTTATTCCCTGTAATGCCAATCTTCTGGAGCAAGTAATATCCAGTCCTCTGTTTGTCCTCTCGTCGCCCCACGGCTTCCAATAAATTTTATCCAGTAGTTTTCTACTAAATAATCTTCCGCAGCCAATAGTAAAAGGTGATTTTGATCCTATGAACCCAAGATGCCTTATGGCTTTTTTTGTCTTGGCTGAATAAAAATATAAGTCTTTTAATCCAGTAAGATGCTCGTCTTCCGGGGTACAATTCTTTTGATAAAAATCTATTAATGATGTGCTTAGTAAATCATCGGAGCCGATCAACAATACTGCGTCCGGCGTGTACTCCTGTGCCTTTTGAAATAGGGCTGCAAACTTGTAGGAAAGCGGTGTATTGGGATATTCGAAATAATCCCATCCGCACGACTCAACTAATTGCTTACTCGTTTCGCCTTCGCTGCCTACTGCAAGGCGTTTTAAATTCAGGTTGCGATAATACGGAAGGATTATCTTGGTGAGTTCCGGTCTTTCGTGTACAGCCGTTACGATTAGTATCTTCATTTTTTAATTCATGCAGATATTAATGTGTATAAAATCCGCATCTATAAAGCTAACTGGATTTGTTATCTCGAATACCTGAAATATATAATCGGTAATTATTATCATTGACAAATATACAAAATAAAAAAGCCACACCGTATGGCGTGGCTTTTTTATAAACTACTTTTAAAAATTATGTAGTAACATTGATGTCTGCAATCGAAGTCGCAAAGTCACCAGTTACAAATGCTCCTGCATAATTGGTTTTGATATAATGTACTGCACGAACTTCGCCCATGATGGTAACGAGGTTCTTTGTGAAGTCATCATTCTCCCATCCGATAGAGATAGCGATGTCCTTACGCATTAACACGCGGGACTTAGTGAAATCGCCTACAAGGTAATCTCCCTCAGTCATTCCGGTGTTAGTGATAACAGGTACGCCCTTTACCATTCCGCCAACTCTGTCGGCATAAGGATAAATAACATATTCGCCTGTTGTATTTTTCTCCAATTCCATCTTCGCTAAATCGTTCGGGTGAAGAACAATGTAGTTAGGCTGAAACTCTGCATTTTGAACCTGAGTAATCGCAAGGCGCAGAACGTCATAACGATTCGCATCAAAGATTGAATCCTGAAAAGGAACCGTATTGAAGTTCGTTGCGCTTGGAATAATTCCGGTCATATTAGGAGCAACTCCGTTTCCTAACAGAACTTGTTGATCTAAACGCAGCTTGATAAGCTCGATCAGTTCGCTGTTTATCTCGGAACGCATGAAGTCAACATCATCCAGCATCTCGGTAGATACTTTGATGTAGGCAGTGATCTTTCGAACTTCTGCTGATTTCTCAACAATGTCAAAGTCCGTTTGATGTTTGCCTTGTCCTTCCGCCGTGATTTCAGCTTCGCCGTCATCCGGGTTTGCTTGCTCTGCCCATTGTACAAACTTTTTAAGGGTCGTACCTAAGTTTACAATTTCCAAGATAAAAGGCATTCTGCGAACGATACGTGTAAGCCCCGATTCGTATTGTGCAAGTGTGAAAGGAATACTATCCGTTCCTACTGCATCAATATTCGCCGTAGTCATTGTACCAACGGTTTTCAATTCCATTGTTCTATGATCTCCCTTAGACATTGGTTTGAATGCACCATCTTTGTCGAACATCAATGCTTTGTATCCCTCTAAAAGAACTTCGGCTAATCTGCCGGTTTTCTTTTGTTTAGGAATTTCTTGCAAAGCCTTAACGCCGAGTCCGATTTCGTCAATCTGGGTTTTTAGTTTGTCCAGATCTTCTTTTGATGTAGCCGTCTTGATTTTCTCAGCGAGTCCCTTGATGGATTGCATATCTGCATTTCCATCAATCAGAGCCTTAAAGTCGACTGCCATTTGGCTCTTAATCTTTTCCAATAATGCTTTCTCTTCGTCCGCTGCGGTTGGTGCAGTGCTTCCCAATATACCTGATGGCATAGGAAGGAAAGGCATTGCGATCATTGCTGCTGCGAAGATTCCTGCGAATACCAGCCCTATGGGCGATAGGCAGAAGAAAGAAATAATGGCGAGCATAAAGCCATTAAGTCCCTTGATTCGGTTGTTAAATTTCTTTTTCATAGATAAAATAGTTAAAGGTTGATTTTTATTATCAAGCTTTTCTGTTTACCTATGAAGCGGGTCTGCTATGAGAGTGCTTCGGCAGTAAGGGAGGCAGGCTTATAAACTTTCGGTAATATTACGCAAATTTATTTTAATAGGAACAATTTCTTTTTCAACAGACTTTTCTATAGCAATAGGAGCAACCTTGATTATTTGAATTTCATTCATTAATTCGCTCATCATTTGCTTTATCTGGAGTACCTGTACTTCGAATGTGTGCATCATTTCGTCGGATTGCATTCCGCTCTTTAGGGTCTTAATCAGTTTGTCCATTCTTGTCTGTAATGCCAGCAAGGTTGCATCCTTGTTTCCGGATTTGATTCCAAGAAAAGGCGTTAATGAGTTTGCACCAAACGCCACGGTACTTCCTTCGAATAGTTCAATTTCCTTTACGGCAAAGATTACGTCTTTCTCTGCTGCTTCTTTTGGATTGATTAATTCGTCAATGATTTCCCTATACCCATCTGTGCCTCTCTCCATCATTTCAATTTGTTTGTAACGAAATCCTATGGAGTGATTATCATAGATGCCCTCCTGGTAATTTATCAGAGTATCGTTGCCAAGAGTAGTGTCTGACATTTTTGTCTCAAAATATATTCCGGTAATTCCGTCAATAGTTTTTTCTCGGAGCACCATTAGTTTTCCCGGGAGCATTGTCAAATCATGATTAACTGCGTGTTTTATTTTTGCCACCGCCTCGCTCTCTACGCCGCGTGCTTTGATAGATCGCTTTGCTGCACCGGGGAGCAAAACATCATTATCCGAATCAAGGAAGTTATACGAGTTAAAGAATCCTGTCACTATTCGTTTTGTCAGGTCTACTTCTTTTATAGAAGCCTTTCCTATGCCGGAAGCCTTCACTTGATAGTGAGTGTTCTTTTTATCCTTGAGCGCACTTTCGATATTGGTATTCATTTGTTTTGAAGATTCATTAATGGTTTTGTTTCTCTGTCGAGTACTTCCTGCCTTACAGACCGCTTTAGGTTTTTAACCTTCTGCATGAACCTGAGCCGCTTTGAGAAGGTCATGTAGATTTTCTTTTTCCTCTTCTTGAAAGGACTTGATATTTTTAATTTGTCGAGTAGGCTCATGCTATCGGTTGTATTACTACTGAAACTAATTGTGCGGTTAATATATCCATCGCTTGACTTAATGATGTACTCAACGCAGTATCGCCAGCTGTGTTAGCTCTTTCCCTTGCTAACGCCAATTGCTGAAGTGCTAAAGGAATTTTTCCAAGACTGTCGGTATTTGCTGCCTGAACTATTTCATCAGCAAGTTCAACGTCCATCATCTGAGCGTATGTTTCCCGGCTGATTATATTATCGGCAAGCATCAGCGAAAGTCTTTCTGCTTCGATCTTCTGTACTTGTTCTTCCCGGAGTTCGTCTTCTTTCAAAATAGGCAGCCAAGAATAATCAGCAATAAGTTTTAACCCCTGTTCCGTTAAGCCTAATTCATTTGACAATGTATTCATCAGGTCGTCGGCTTCCGGCTGTATTGTATTCTGATAAGTCATTATTAGTCCTTGCTTTTTATTTTCAAATGTAGCCCCTTTGATTGACGGAAATACATCCCTGTCCATTCCATAGGCAGAAAGTATGGCTGCAAAATCATCCTCGACCTCTTCCATAAATAACATATCCTTCATTGGATAGCTCATTGCCTCCCATTTCAGGGCAGAGTTGGTGATTGCGATATGGCTCTTATTGGAATAAATATTTCTGTCTTTATTGAACTGATTTTCTATCCTGGCTCTTTCGTCCTGTCCGAGCGGAATTGCTCCGGCATTGTCTTTTGCCTGATTGGAAAGTATTCCAAACATTCCCTTCTCTGTGATAATAACATTGCGACTTTTTAGCGAGGCGATAATATTACTGACTGGAAGAGTAAGCGAAAGAATCTTGCTGATCCCTTTGCCGTGTTCAGGATGATAATTTTCTGTTTTATAGATAATATCCGATACTTGATATTTTTCTTCCTGCCCATTCCATTTGAGAATATATTCCTTGATTATGTCTTCTATTTTTGTTTGCTTAAACATTTTACCTGTCCATAATACCTCCATAAGCCCGCTCGGTAAATTCCATAGTGCCTTTGGATCCGATGTCGACGTTGCTCTCAACTTATAGATGAAGTTGCTTGCAAAAATATCTTTATAGATCGAATACTGCGTAACCCATTCTTCAAATGACTGTATAGGCGTTGGCTTCTTCAATAGATCAAGGACTGCATGATTTTCTATCTCTTTGTCCTCTTTTATATCGAAAAGTTTTACCGACATATTTGACATCATTTCCGCTCGCTTATTTATTACGATCTGCAAATGCGGACAGTCTAAATATGGGCGCATCAAGTCTGCCGTATCAACAAGTACAGGGGAATTAGAATTAAAAAAAATATTAGAAAAATAAGTCGACGAAGTTGGCGTGGCTTTGTTCCATTGCCAAGAAAAGAATCGCTGAAAAACATTCATGACACAAAGATATTAATAATTTCAATTGAAAAATTGTTTTCCAAATGCAATAATTCTCTTGGCTGGATTTTTGGAGCATGGATCACAAAGATATACACCGCAAAGATTACAATACTTTACTTGCTTCTTCTTGTAATCTTTATCTACAAGCACACAGCAACGACATAGTCTGTACTTGTAGGCGTTCTTTTGACACGAAGGACAACTCATGGCTGGAATAAATGAGGAAGAAATCCCTGAATGAAGTTTGCAAGTCCCGATAAACTATCCGGAGCATCGTCATGCTTGCTCGATCCATCCTTCATGTAAGCAAGTAACTGCCGCATGAATAAATCATAGTCGCTGCCGGGAACAATTTCGGATTCATCAAGGAAGTAACAATATTCTTTTATGAATCCATACTGCAAAAGTATTCGTGTGTGTTTATTGTTTGTATTGCTCACTGACAAAATCTTCTCGACAGGAACTAATTGCCGCAGCATCTTGATAAAAACACTGCCCTGATTGTTTGCCTCTACACGAACATACTCTGGGTTGTTTTTCTTTATCATTCCAGAAACCATTGGGAGCGTTACGTCTACATTTGCTCGCGTGAAAAGAATATCTGTAATGAATATCTTCTTTGAAAATATATCCGCCATTGGCATGGAAAAGTAGTCGTCTCCTTCGTCCGCTATGTCCGCATATCCTAAAGTAGCTTCTTTGCCTTGCGGCTTATAATTCTTTAAAGAAAACCGCTTCAATTCTTTTTTATCAAACAAAACACCCTCCAGCTTTACATCCCAGTTCCCCTTTACAAATACTTCATATTCGTGTTCTGGCATATTCTTTTGTAAGCTGTCCAGATATTCTTTAGATATATATGGGTTGTCCGTAATTAGTGCATTTATAAACGCCCATCCTGGCTTTAATCTTCCCTCTCTCCATTTGTCGTAAAAGGTTTCCTTCACCCATCCATTAGAAGGATTGCAAGTACCGATTATTTTTATAGGGACTCTCCCCGCTTCAGCCCAGCTACCAGATCGCTCTATTAATTTATAAAATGTTTGTGGTTGCATTTCGTTTATTTCATCCATTCCCGCTCCGTTTATTTCGAGTCCTCGAAATCTATTCAAGTCTTTGTCTTCATTAAAACTTTCTCCCATAAATATTATTTGCGATCCGTTATTAAAAGTTACCGTATTGGTTTCCCTATTCCAATCTTTCACATATTGTAAATACCCTTTGTCGAGAAAATTAGTTTGAAATGTTGGCAGCAAATTTCGTTTCAATGTCGGCATATTCTCCCGAACTATTACCCATCTGGATTTGGGATATTGAAAACAAAATTTTAGAAATCTACCAAGAAGAAAAATACTTTTGCCTCCACGAATACCGCCGCCGTAAATAAGTATTGTATTATTTTGAAGTAGCCGGTTCGCTTCCTGTTGCTTCAGGGTTAACCGTATCGTCTGGCTTTGCTGGGGCGGTGTCATCAATGATGAGTGGTAAATTAACTACATTCTGATTTATTGTTTGTACAGGCAATCCATCTACTCGGTTCATAATTCTTTCGGCTGATTTGCTATCGGGATCAAGTTTGGCGCGAAGCGTCATTTTAGCCATGATTATTTCTCTATTAGTTGGGGGATTTTTTGTATCTGAAAATATTTTTTTTATTTCCTCATCTTCCATGTCTTTTATGCTTGCCTCCATATCAAGCAACGCTTCAAGAACTGCTTTAAAAGATTTCCCTTTGGGTCTCCCATTCGGGTTCCCGGATTCACCTGGACTAAATTGAGTTTCTTTGTTTGGAAATTCTCCCATACTTTCACCTGTTTGAAACCTGTTATACCGCAAAGTTACAAATTAAAAATAACTTGCTTAAATTCTTCCAATGATCGGACTATTGCATACTGCAACCCCATTTGCTTACAATGGGTTTCAAATATAAATTGTTTGTTCGATTGTTTTCCATTTGGTATCTTGACCTCCACGAATAACCAAGTCGGAAATGATGCCATATTACACGTTGGTTCTCTTTTATGGCATACAATCAGATCGGCGCATCCAGAATAAAGTCCCGTGGCTATCAGTTTCGTCACCCTGGCTGCGTTTGATTCGTTGGGGACGCTAAATATCATACAGCGAGGGTTATAATGCGCTAAACAGTACGTATTGCGATACCACAGAACAATGGATTGTTGGATGGATGCTTCGGATTGTATCATATTTAAAAAATCATGTTAATTTTATTGTAAATGATGTAAATGAAAAATATTTGCCATTTACAAATTTTTTACAAACGTAATATCGTTGTAACTACTTGTATATTATAATATTATTATTAAA